GGGCGGGTAATCCAGTTTTCAACATTCTATCCACAGACAATACAAACCCTTCCCCTTTACTCAAACAGGCAGGTATATCTAATCAAAGCATTGGTTTTACTTACAATGATGTTTCAACGGGGGGAAGTACTAACCTTCAACTCACAAATAATACAAGCGGTTCGGGACAATTAACTTATACCAACGCAATCGACCCGTCGCAACTTCTTTCTATTTCCTCAAATTGTACCATTGAACTATCTACCACACAAGACTTACAATTAACGGGGACAAATCTTCAAGCGGTCACTTCGTCGGGTCCAGCAAGTCAGTATCTTCGTATCAAACTCAACGGAACTTTTTACAAGATTGCTTTGGATAATGATTAAATATAGTCTTACTACATGGAGAACGACTGGACGGAAGACATCGAAACCGTCTTGGAAAATATCCGAATCAACTGTGTCCTTTTGAGTAAGGAACACAAATCCAGATATTTTGCTTTAAAAGAGAACTTGAAATACTATCGATTACCCGTCATCGTCTTGAGTGGAATCAACAGTATCGTATCAGTGGGACTTCAACCGTACGTAGACCAAGGTGTAATAAGCATGATTACATGTTTACTTGCGCTAACGTGTTCTATCATTGGGTCAATCGAGTTATATCTCGCCATTCAGAAAGGCATGGAAAGCGAACTCATCAGTCATCGAGAATATTACTTGTTAGGTGTGGATATTTTTAAAACATTAGCATTGGGTAAACATCATCGACCTATACCCGCGAAAGAGTACCTTGAACACATGTATAGTGAATACTGTAAACTCACGGAAAGTAGCGACGCGGTAGCCAAGCGAATTGACGATAAACTGTGTCCAATTACACTAACCCTTGAACTCGAAAAACCTAAACTTGTACGTTCCCCCTTGTCTCGGTCATTGAGTATGGAGATGGAACAGAGCATCAGTGGAGACGTTTAGCACGAGCATACAGAACAAGAAACTTTGTGTAAACAGTTTGAGACAAAAGGTAGAGATACGCGCCTACTCTGTAGAAAGAGTTCATATCCATTATATTGTACCAAGATAAAATATTTTTATCTATCATCAATATAATGGAAACAGATTTAAATGAGATATTTACTGGTAAAAATATCACGGACTCTTCGAAAAAACTATATTTAGCAAACTTGGTTAGATTAAATGGCGGTCAAGCCATCAAGAACCTTAAGTTTTTGAATGACATGGAATCGATACAAGGAAAACTGGAGAAGTACAAACCCAACACACGACGTAGTTACATTATATCTATTGTATCCCTTTTGAAATCTCTGAAAGAAAAACAACCCAAAAAGTTTAGCAAGTTGTACGACTCTTACTATTCTATCTTGGACGCGATGAATAAATCACTCAAGGACAACACGGAGAAGACAGAAAAAGAAGAGAAGGAATGGATTGGACAAGATGCCGTAAAAGAGAAGTTTGAGACACAGTTCAAAATCATCGACGAACTTAAGGACAAGAAGAAACTGACCATGGAAGAGTATGATAAACTTTTACATTTAGTCGTATTGGCGCTATTTGTCCTACAGAAGCCACGGCGTAATAAGGACTACCAAGACGCTTACATTACCAAGAAGTATAAACCGGAGATGGGTACAGAGAAGAACTTCTTGGACCTTTTTAAGAATGAGTTTCTCTTTAACAACTACAAGACTCAAGGCACGTATAAGACCCAAACATGTACCGTTGCGCCACTCATGCGCGAAATCATCGACTTTTATCTCAAGTTTCACCCACTCAAGTCCAAGTTAAAAGAAGGAATGATTCCCCTTTTAGTCGATTACCAAGGCGAACCTTTTACCCAAAACAATTCTCTTACACGTATGCTTTATAAAATATTTGGTTCGAAGATTGGTTCAAGTATGTTGAGAAAGTTATACCTTACCGACAAGTACTCCGATGTCATGAAACAAATGAAAGAAGACGCGACAGACATGGGGACTTCGACGGGTACAGCGCAAACGAATTACATTAAAAAGGATTGAGACAAAATATAGTAGTAGTATAATGGAATGTAAGGACCAAGAAGACGCGCTAAAATGGTGTTTAGCCTTTAACAACCACGTCAAACCAACTCGATGCGAACCACTACTTCAAGAACTCTCGCGATGCTACGCTCTCACTTTGCTTTAAAAGGCGGTAAGTTTTTGAAACCCTTGATTTTCTGTTTTGTCTCGATTTGTTTTTTGAGATTCTTGGGGTCTATCTCACTCGCCAGTAATGGCGTGTCTTTATTCACACGGACCGTTGGGCGGTAGACTGGATAGTCTTTATCCCCTACATCTTCCCAACGTTCCTTGTACCATCTTTTCAGTTTTTTTGGTTCATTATCCTCACGGTATTTACCGTCAAGTGATTTATATGTTCGAACAATGTATCCACTCTTGTAGGCGGAAGGTTTGGCGTAGATTTCGTCTGCGCGTTGTTTGACGGCATCGTACAACTCCATGTCCAATGGGGTAGGCATATATATAACACTTTATTCTTTGAAAGGGATTTCTTCTGGAATCACCTTTCGTATCTTGTCTAAAATCATATCTAATCTCGCACATGTCTGATGACAGATAGAATAAGTATGTTTAAGATTCTCGAGTCCCATAGTACTCTGACTAATGTATGATGTAAGCGTATCATCTGTCTTTTGTAGATACAAAGCACTATTAATGATACGATTCAGTGTATTTATCATTTCATTTCGATTGTCTTGTCTTCTCCATCGACGAATACACTCTGGGATTAAATAAGGCGTTTCAATATCTAAAAATGCGCCACGTGTAGAAAGGCGTTGTCCCTTCTGAACTTGTCTCAACACATTTAGATTTACAATGACCTCTTCTGACTCCATACATTATCCAATGAAAATAGAAACGAGAGCATCAGCGGGAAGACCTGTCGCTTCTTTCGTGTCATCAATCATCTTGATAAACATTTTCAAATCCATCATCATATCTTTCATGGTGATAATCCGTAGGATAATCCAGCGTCCACAAGTATTTATACCTTCTTTGAGTTTCTGTAGTCTTGCCTTGTTATAAATCAGTTTGTACCCTTTAGAAGACTTCATTAGGTCTGTCATGTAGTCTTTGTACTGACCCAGCATCATATTTCGAGCCTTTCCCAACATGTTCTTCTGTGCGTCTGGTCTGATGCCGTATGGATTGAACCATTCGATAGTTTTGTTATATTTAAGAATACAGCACCAATGGCCCTTGTTAAAACTGTCTTCTACTAAAATGATTCTAAAATCTCGTGGATTAGGTAAAAGGTCATCGATAGTCGCATAGTTCGCAAGTTCACTGTACTTTAGGATTTTACTTTCTACCCCATCTCCAAAGTATCGTCTAATGTCTCCGTCAGTAATATTTGTACCAATTCTTTCGACAATCAAATCCTCGTCCAAAGGTAAAGGTGGTTTCATCATACTGTCCATGTTGACCATTACAATAGACACATATTAATTTTTTGGATTCTTTAGGAATAATTATTTTAATGCGGTAATTTCCTAAAATAAAATCTAATCGTATAATACAGATGGTAAACTACGAGAATGATTACCTTTGGGGAGAGAAGCAACAACAGAAAATCTTTCCGATTCTTGAGAAGAAATGGGAAGGTTTAAGACCCCAAGGTCGATACGCAAAGTACGACGCCGTGAGCGACACCGTACACATGGAAATAAAGAGTCGAAAAAACCTACGAAAGAATGCGTATCCAACGACTCTTCTCACGATGAACAAGATTAGCGACACAAGCAAGACCAATATCTTTGTCTTTAATTTCGTCTTCGACATGGCTGACAACAAAAGCGAAATCTACTACATCGAATACGACGAAGAGAAGTTTAGCCAGTACGAGCGACGTATGTTCTCACGCGCCCAAATCAAGAGCGATGAGAAAGAGTACGTATATATTCCAGTAGAAGACCTTGTCTTCTTGTACAGCGACAACCAATAAATCTATTGTATGATATTTATAATCTAAACAAATATCATATGGCGCAAATGAACAGAGTTATCTAACCAACCTAATACGTGATTTACACAACGCGGAACATGAACTCTTTAGCCAACAAAAAAGAGTCGAAGATGAGAAACTGGTCAAACTGAATCAATTGAAAGCAAAACAGATAAGTAATTTAAAATACAACGCACAAAGACTACTTGAACTCTTGGAAAAAATCGACTACCAAGTACGAAACCCTAAACTCAAGGTGGTAGGCATTTAGCATTTTACCTAATACACTATATTCTTTAAAGGATATAAAGGGTTCTCTATACTTCAAGTAGAGAGAATGACCACCATCACGATGCGCCTCCCTATCGAACTCGCGAACGCAATCTACACCTTTGTAGGTAGGTCGCCAGTAGCGACCATCATCAAAGACCATTTTGAGAAAGGTGGACGACAATGCGAATGTGACTTGTGCGGGGATTTCGAAGATGAGAAGTACTACATGAAAGACGCACAACAGTGCGAAATGTGCTACGTCAAGGAGAACCCCAATCTTGACACTGGATTGGGGCGAAATTGTGACGTATGTCAGCAAGAACTTCGCATGTATAAGTGGTGTCGTATTTACGGGGAGAATGGTGGAGAGTTCTGTCTGGATTGCTATGGCCATCAGGAAGTCGAATAAATCTAAAATACCACAAAATAATCTAAAATTACGAAAAATAATCTATAGTAGTAGAGAAATCTAACAAACTATAGATTATTTTAGATATAAAAAGTAAAAATTAATTAATTTCTACTATAAGAAATCAAATACTTATAGTAGAAATCTAAAAGTATTTGAATGAAATCTAACTATTCAGAGAAATCTAATGTATTCTTGATTATTTTGCTTCCTTTTTAGATTTTTCCGCTTCCATTTTAGGTTTTCGAATATTCAAATAGTACTGTCTTTTTCGTTCAAGCATGGCTTTGTATTTTTCTGGGTCTTCCTTAAGTTTCTCGCTGTACTTCTTACATTTCTCGCGACACTTATCAGGGTGAGCTTTTTGGTATTCCGAGACACGTTTCAAATGCTTATCATACTTCTCTGCTTTCGATTCATCCATACAATAAGTATAGATAAATTATTTATATCCTTTCAGTATGATATTTAAATGTTGGTATATGTTATAAATGTCGTTGTCGCATATTCAAAACCGACGTGAACCTACTATCTTTGGAGCAACCTTAAATGTTCCCGACAGCGATACTACGATTAATGGAGATTTAGTTGTCGATGGGACTATTAACGGAAAATCATCTCAAGGACAGAACTTAAATAACATTTGGACAGGTACAAATGAGTTTTCAGTCTACCGTCCCACGTGTGTCCCTACGACTGGTGTGGGATTTTCAGGAGTCAATTTTGGACTCGAACAAGACACGATTATCGCGGATAGTATTATCAATCAAGGCGCTGATTTTACAGGAGCGAACACGTTTACTCAAAGTGTTGTTTTCCCAAATGTTCCCACACCCGTCCCCGTGAATGCGACGGACGGTGTACCTACGTCTTATTTTAACGGAATATGGGCAACTCAACAACAGGGTTTTTTGGGAGCAAATAACACATGGACTAACTCTAACACCTTTTCGAAACTTCCTACTGTTTTAGACCCAGTTGCCAACACGGAAGTTGCTACCAAGAATTACACAGATACCGCGATATCTACGGTGGTGATAGGTAAAACGAATACGATTACGAGTCAAGTTGCGATTACAAGTGATACTTTTTCGACTGCTTTAGCATGTTCTATACAACTTATAGGCGCTGGAGGAGGTTCGACATCGGGTAATGGGGCTGATTGTAGCACGGCTGGGTCTGCTGGCGCTTCTGGTTCTGCTGGTTCACTTATTATCTTAACAAAAGCGATTGGAGGTGTACCGTTGGGTCAATGGTCGATAAGTATTGGAACTGGAGGGGCAGGTGCGTCGTGTGGTGATGCTCAATCTGGAAATGGGGCGCCGACTAATCTATCTGTCGTCCCCGTCGCTGGGCAGGGGCTTAATCCCGCAAGCGTGAATGTGTTACGCGCGAACGGTGGTGGGGGTGTAAATGCCCCTTGTGGACAAGGCGGGACTTCTGGAGGTGGTACGTATTCCGCGATTAATCCACTTGTTACAGACCCTTTGTGTGCTTCGAGTGGAGTCAATGGAACACAGTGCGCTTCTGCCACACCACAATACACAGGAATCAACACATATGGGTGGGGTAATCGTTCGGGTGTTTCGAAGAATGGTGGACCGGGTGTAAACGGAGGGTATGGAATCACGAAGTACTTGGGATAAATAAAATGTTGGGATAATGTATAATGTCTTTACAAGGTCTCAACAGTTTAGATATCGATTGGACTTTACGAGATACACTGACCATTAACAACGATGTCTTGGTAGAGGGCGATTTAAACACGACTGGATTCATCTACGATGGAGGGATTCCGTTGGATATTCAAGATGATGATAATGTATGGACAGGTAAGAATGCCTTTACCAATTTTCAACCTACCTTTTTAGCGCCCGTGGCGGACGAAGATATGGCGACCGTCGACTACATGTCGCTTGCTTTTGCGGGTCTTGGTGCGGGACTTCTTCCAACCAATAACACATGGACAGGTTCGAATAGTATGGTCCAACTTCCAGTCCTTACCAACAACGCAACCGCTTTAACGAACGAAGCAGTTAATAAAGCGACTGCCGACGCATATGTCGCCACGTCTACGGGAAATCTTGGAACGGTGAATGTGTGGACTGGTGATAATACATTCACGGGTAAAGTCATTGTACCTACACCCGCGAGTCTGAATGCTTTTGGAAATAAAAAATACGTAGATGATGCGATTACGGCGTTTAATGTTGCTGGTGGAAATATCGAATATGTAGAAAGTGTTATCACAGGAGGTACGTTAAATGTAACCCTTGACCCCGCGATTTATTCGAATATGACAGTGTGCTTGATAAGTGCTGGAGGTCTTGGCGCGCCCGGTGGGACTGTTCCCACAGGTAACGCAATAAAGTCTTTTGGGGGTTCTGGAGGTTACGCATGCTTTAAAATACCCGCCTTTGTTGGAACTCAAGTCTATGACCTAACTACTGCGGGATTCTCTATTTATAGACTTCAAGATGGTACAGCGCTTACTACAACGTCAAATGGACAGACTGGGGCTGAAACTGCGTCGGGTGCTGGTGGTGGGACTGCTGGCGCGCCTTCTATTACGGGTATTCAAAGAATCCTTGGTTCAGTCGAACCTTTACAAAATCCAATCACCGATGATACAATTACTCGTTCTTACAATATTGGGTGTCTAAATGGATACGGCCAAGGTGGTTCTTTCCGTTGGGATACTGGTGCGACTGTCGCCCCTACTGGCCCATATGCTCTTTTTATCAAGTTCAGGAAGTAAAATAAAATGTTAGGATATATATATGGCGTTAGCAGGATTACAAAACTACAGAAGACCACTCACATTATTGGGGGAAATGACGGTCAATGGTGATTTTAAC